CAAACTTCTTTTCTATGTCGCAGCGTATCTCGCTAGCACAACAAGAACTGCAATTAGTACAAAGCAACCCGCAGATACACAACATCAAAGAAGCGTACCGTAGAATGTATCAAGCACTCGGTACAGAAAACGTCGAAGCACTATTTCAACCCGATCCACCACCACCCGTTCCTGTGGACCCGGCAATAGAGAACAGCGGTATGCTCATGGGTATGCCAGCTACCGCTTTTCCTGAACAAGATCACGCAACGCACATCGAAGTGCACTTAGCTTTCTTAGAAAACAAATACGTGCAAGCCAACCCGGCTACCGTATCGTTGATGGTCAGCCATGTGCTACAACACGTATCGCTCATGGCACAAATGCAAGCCGAACAAGAACTGGCTATGCAGATGGAGCAGAACCCAGAACTAGCGATGCAAATGCAACAACAAGAGATGATGAACCAGCAGGCGATGGCCCAAGGACAACCGCCCATGCCAAACCCGATGCTAGAAAACATGAAAGCGCAAACAGAATTAGAACTTATGCAACAGTTAATGCCTAGACTGGACGAGATACTTAAAGTAGACTCCGATCCTATAGCAGAACTGAAAGCACAAGAACTACAAATAAGAGCACAAGAAAACCAAGACGATAAAGAAATAGCAGAAAAACGTTTAGAAATTGACGAAGAAAAGATAAAATCGCAAGAAGACATCGCTGCCATGAAGATACAAGCTGATAGGGAGCGCAATAGCGGAGGCTAAAATAGACGAACTTAATTTCGCGCAAATGGTTCAGCGCGCCATCTCTTCAAAGGAAGAGCAGATAAAAGAGATAATGCTGTCAGGTTCAATCGAATCACACGAACAGTACCAAAATCTTGTCGGTCAAGTGCAAGCTTTAAATTTCGTACGCGAAGAAGTTAGAAACCTTTTAAAGAAAATGGAGACGTTCGATGACGAAGACGACACTTGAAGAGCAATGGGCTGAGAAGAAACAAGCCAAGTTGCCGCTCGAAGAAATATACGAAAGCGGAAAGAAAGAAACCGATCCGCAAACACTAAATCCAGAAAAGATAACAGATAGTGCTTTGAACCAACTACCAACGCCAACAGGCTGGCGTATCATGGTGTTGCCGTACCAAGGCAAAAAAGTTAGCGACGGTGGGATTCACCTTGTTAGCAAAGCACTCGAAAGACAACAAGCCGCTACGGTGTTGGGCTATGTTTTAAAAACAGGTCCGCTCGCGTACGACGGCGAGAGATTCTCTAAAACAGGTCCATGGTGTAAGGAAGGAGACTGGGTACTCTACGCGAGATACGCAGGTTCTAGAATTGACATCGATGGTGGGGAAATCAAGATACTAAACGATGATGAAATCATCGCGACAGTAACTGATCCTGAAGCAATCATACATAACTTTTAAACATGGAGAGGACCATGCCAGATGATAAATTTTCAAACCTAAGTCAAGCAGACGAAATGGTGCCTATGGATACAGAAGGCAACGGAGTAGAAGTAGCATTACCAGAAGAACCTGTTGACGAATCAGCTGCCGTAATTGAGGAAGTGCAAGAAGAAACTGCACAACCTGAAGTATCAGCTGCCGAACAAGAACAAGAAGAATACAGCAAAGGCGTACAAAAACGAATCGACAAACTAACAGCGAAACTAAGAGAAGCAGAGCGTAGAGAACAAGCAGCAACGGAGTTTGCTAACAATGTAAAGCAAGAAAACGATACTTTAAAAACAAAAACACAAGAACTAGATTCAAACTACATTTTAGCCGAAGCCAACAGGGTAACGGCAGAAACCGAAAAGGCAAAAGCCGATTTAAGAAAAGCTAACGAAGACGGAGACATAGACAAACAAACAGAAGCGCAACAAAGACTAGCTGCTTTGGCGGCAGACGCTAGCGGGCTAGAACGCGCTAACAAGGAAAGGGAAGCTGCAAAACCTGTTGAGGCAGAGCAAGCCCCTACAACTGAAACCCCCACATACGAGCAACCTCAGTATCCAGACCCTGATCCAAAGGCAGAATCGTGGGCAGAAGACAACCAATGGTTCGGGCAGGACAGGGCCATGACCATGACTTCTTTTGCGATTCACGAAGATCTAGTTAAAGAAGGATTTGATCCGAGTAGTGATGAGTATTATACTGAAGTGGACAAAAGGATTAGAGATGAGTTTCCTCACAAGTTTGATGAAGACTCATCCACTAAAAACCGACCCGTTCAAGCGGTTGCATCTGCTAAACGCAGTGCAAAAACTGGACGCAGCAAATCTGTGAAACTCACACCTTCACAGGTATCAATAGCTAAAAAATTGGGTGTGCCACTTGAAGAATACGCGAAGTATGTTAAATAACGTGGAGATAACATAATGGCAGATAAAAAACAAAACGACACAACTCGTGAACCACGCGAGGCTCAGTCAAGAGAAAGAAGTTCTCAAAGAAGACCTTGGGCCCCTCCTTCCGCTTTGGATGCACCAGAGCCACCAGCAGGTTACGTACACAGATGGGTACGAACTGAAGTCAGAGGATACGACGACACCAAGAACGCAAGCGCCAGACTCAGAGAAGGCTGGGAGCCCGTTCGTGCTGACGAATATCCTGACTTTCAGTATCCGTCCATCGGTGATGGTAAGTATGAAGGTGTAATTGGTGTTGGCGGTCTAGTGCTTTGTAGGATTCCGCAGGAAACTGTAGATGAAAGAAGTCAATACTTCCAAGCAAAGACTAGGGATCAAATGCTATCAGTAGATAACGATTTGATGAAAGAAGAAAATCCAGCCATGCCTATTAATAAAAATAGACAAAGTCGCGTAACATTTGGCGGAAACAGAGGCGAGTAATCAAATTTGTTTCTTAATTTTAATTTGTAAAAAGGAAAAGTTTAATGGCTAATGTAGATGCAGCTTTTGGTTTAAGACCTTACAAAGGACTTAACCCAGCAAGTGCTGTCCCATCCGCTAATAAATACTTAATTAATCCATCAGGTTATGGCACTACTATCTTCCAAGGTGACCTCGTTAAATTTAACGCTGGTTACATTGAGCAAGCTGGTGTAAGTGACGCTAACATCGTTGGTGTATTTAATGGCGTGTTCTACCAATCTTCAGACGGACCTGTATACAAAAACCACTACGTAGCAAGCACTACTGCTAGCTCAGGTGACATTGAAGTATACATTTACGACGACCCTAACACTTTGTTCTTGATCCAAGGTGATTCGGCAACGAACACTGCTCAAGCAAACGTAGGGAAGAACGCTGATACTGTTGGAACAAGCGGAAGCACTACAACTGGAATCTCCTCCAGAGAACTTGACGTTTCGACTATAGCAACTACTCAGGGCTTACAGCTCAAAATAGTTGGTGTAGACCAAGGACCAAATAACGATGAACTCGGTACAACGCACACTAATTTGATTGTTCAAATTAATGAGCACGCGTACAGAGGTCCCGTAGCAGGTACATAAGATGGCAATATCTAGAGCACAATTAGTAAAAGAACTAGAGCCCGGATTAAATGCACTTTTTGGATTAGAGTACGACAGATATGAAGATGAACATGCCGAAATTTTCGACACAGAAACTTCAGATCGTGCCTTTGAAGAAGAGGTAATGCTTTCCGGATTTGATGCAGCACCTGTTAAGTCTGAGGGAGCAGGAGTGGCTTTTGACACAGCGCAAGAATCATTCACAGCTCGTTACACTCACGAGACAGTTGCCTTAGCTTTCAGTATCACTGAAGAAGCGATTGAAGATAACTTGTACGACAGATTGTCTGCAAGATACACAAGAGCTTTAGCTAGAAGTATGTCAAACACCAAGCAAATTAAAGCAGCCTCAGTTTTAAACAACGCGTTCAACAGCAGTTTTGCTGGCGGTGACGGTAAAGAGCTTTGTGCTACTGACCACCCTACTATCGGTGGCGGTAACTTCAGAAATGAGCTTTCTACTGCTGCTGACTTAAACGAGACTTCTCTTGAGCAAGCGTTGATTGATATTGCGGCGTTCATTGATGAACGTGGACTAAAAGTAGCAGTACAAGGAACTAAGTTAATTATTCCTAAAGAGCTACAGTTCACAGCTGACAGATTGCTTGAATCAACTTTGAGAACAGCTACTTCTGATAACGATGTAAACGCTATCAGAAACATGGGTATGCTGCCTGAAGGTTATGTGGTTAACCACTATTTGACAGACACTGATGCTTTCTTTATTAAGACTGATGCACCAAACGGATTTAAAATGTTCGCTAGGTCACCAATCAGAACTTCAATGGAAGCAGACTTCGATACTGGTAACGTTAGGTACAAGGCTAGAGAAAGATACTCTTTTGGATTCTCGGATCCAAGATGTGTATTCGGTTCTCCCGGAGCATAATAGTTCAATTTTAAAGGAACCTTTGCCGGGGGTTTCTCACTCAACCCGGCAACTTTTTTCTTGTATTCCCTTAATTTCATATATAATCTTAGTAATCAACTAGGGATAAAATTAATAGTTTATCGACTGCCCTAGCAGACTCGCCAAGACGATAAACGTAATTAAGGAGACTTAATATGGCAAAATCAACTTTTAGTGGACCGGTCAAATCGCTATCAGGGTTTATCTCTGCTGGTAATGCGGCTGTGGTCAGTTTAACAGCAGACACAACTTTAACTGTGGCTGCACACGCGGGAAAAATTTTAACTACTAACGATGCTGACGGTAAATTTACTTTACCTAGTATTGTTGCTACTGCTCCGGGCAGAGACGACGATCCTAATCAATTAAATAATTTAGGAGCTAGTTTCTTCTTCGTAGTAGAAACAGCAGCTACTGACATGGACATCTTAACCGATGGTACAGATAAATTTGTCGGTGGGCTTTACACTGGTAAAGACGATGCTACTGGTAAAACTTTTATATCAGGCGCTAGTAACGACGTAATTACAATGAACGGATCAACAAAAGGTGGACTAGCAGGAAGTATCGTTAAGGTAACTGCTATCGCTTCTGCTAAATATGCAGTAGAAGGAATCATCTTAGGTTCAGGCACTATAGTTACTCCATTTGCTGACGCGTAATAGGAGATAAATTATGGCTGATACAGTAACAAGTCAAACTATTCAAGATGGCGGCAGAACCGCCATCTTGAAGTTTACAAACGAGTCTGACGGAACAGGAGAGTCTTCTGTTAAAAAAGTAGATGTTTCAGCACTAGCAACAGACAGTGACGGTAACTCGTGCACAGCTGTTACTATCTCAAGAATCTACTGGGCGTGCAGAGGTATGGGCGTTGACATCGAGTTCGATGCGTCAACTAACGTATTAGCAATCCCTTTACCAGCGGACAGCACAGGTGACGAATACTACGATTTATTCACAGGTATTTCTAACAATGCTGGATCAGGTAAAACAGGAGATATAGACTTTACAACGGTGGGACACTCGGACGGTGACGCTTATTCAATCATTTTAGTTTTGACAAAACATTTCTAAAAAGAGAGTATTTGTGATCGTTTGAGTAACCGGGCAACTGTTCTTGTCCGGTTACACCACGAAAGGAAACAATATGGCTACTTCAGGATCAACAGGATTTGACTTAACAATAGACGAGCTTATCGAAGAAGCGTATGAACGTTGTGGGCTAGAACTCAGAACAGGCTACGATTTAGATACAGCTAGAAGATCTTTAAACATTATGATGGCCGACTGGGCTAATCGTGGTTTAAATCAATGGACCGTAGAGCAACGTAGCTTTACTGTCACCCAAGGAACATCAAGCTACAGTTTAGATACAGATATCATTGATGTGACCGAAGCTGTCGTTACAAGAGACAGCACTGATATACAATTAGAAAGAATCAGTAGATCGGATTATTTGTTTACGCCAGAGAAAACTTTACAGGCTAGACCGAATCAGTTTTTCTTAGACAGACAAACTACCCCGGCAATCAAACTTTTTCCAACACCAGAAAACTCTACTGACATAATTAAATACAACGCACTAACCAGAATACAAGACGTCGGCGACTACACTAACAACATGGAGATAGTATTCAGGTTCATACCGTGCATGGTATCCGGTCTGGCTTATTACATAGCTATGAAAAGGGCGCCAGAAAAGATACAGATAATGAAACAAATTTATGATGAGGAGTTCGATAGGGCAGCGTTTGAGGACATAGATAGTGTTAGTTCAAGATTCTTGCCTAACAGAACTATTATTTAATGCCTAGAAAAAAGAAGGACCCAAGAGTCGGTACAGGTAAGAAACCAAAAGGCTCAGGCAGAAGACTCTATACAGACGAAAATCCCAAAGATACGGTTAGGATTAAGTTTGCTACTCCAGCAGACGCACGTGCCACCGTGGCAAAAGTAAAAAAGATTAAAAAGCCGTTTGCGCGTAAAATACAAATACTCACCGTAGGTGAGCAACGAGCAAAGGTTATGGGTAAAACTCAAGTGGTCAATATATTTAAACGCGGTAAAGACGCGATTAGGAAAGCAAGGAAGAAATGAGTTTTGCAGTAGGTAAGAAAGCATACGGCATTTGTGACATTTGCGGGCAGAGATATCGTTTAAATCAGCTTAGAAAACAATGGGACGGACTAAAAGTTTGTCCGCAGGACTATAGTCCTAAACACCCGCAGCTACAACCAAGACCGCAACCAGCTGATCCAGAAGCATTAAGAGATCCAAGACCTGATCCTAGAACCGGAGATCAAGGGTTTGATAAAGGTATCGTTAGAGTTCTTGGTACAGATTTAACTGCTACTAATGACTTAATAGGCAGACCGTTTAGTTTAGACGGAGCTACTACGGCGTTGGGGACGGTAACCATAACAGACAACCCTTTGACTGCTACAGGTCAATCAGCTACGGCTTCTTTGGGAACGGTATCTATATCAGGAGAGATTACAGATTCTGTTACTCTTACCACTCAAGTAGGACTATCGGCTCTAGGTACAGTAACTGTTAATACAACTTCTAGCATAACGTCTTACACTATTACAGTAGCCTCTTACTATGGAGCGAATAAATACTATATAGACGGTTCTAGACAAGCAACGTTAACCTTGAATGAAGGTAGTACGTATAGACTAGATCAATCAGATTCTAGTAATAGTGGCCACCCACTTAGGTTTTCTACTACATCAGACGGCACGCACGGCGGTGGTTCTGAGTACACCACGGGAGTAACCACTAACGGAACGCCGGGCAGCTCAGGCGCGTACACACAAATAACGGTAGCATCTGGGGCGCCAACATTATATTATTACTGTACAAACCACTCTGGTATGGGTGGCACGGCTAACACACCTTGATATGACGTTAACAGAATTTAAAACGCTAATTCAAAATTACGTAGAGAATAGTGAGACTACGTTTACGAATACGTTAAACGACATAATAAAAACTACAGAAGAAAGAATATTTGAACTGGTTCAGTTCGATGTGTTTAGAAAAAACGTGCAAGGAACAGTAACAGCGGGCAATCGATTCTTAACTTGCCCGGACGATTTCGTCAGTAGCTTTTCACTAGCTGTCATAGACGGCAGCAGCGATTACCACTTTTTAAGCAAAAAGCATCCTAGTTTTATGCAGGAATACAACAAAGATCCAAGCGATACTTCGCTTCGAGCTTTACCTAGATATTACGCGGACTTTGATAAAGAACTTTCAACGGGTTCTGATAACGGCAGCACAATAATATTGGCTCCTGTTCCAGATAGCTCGTACAGTGTAGAACTACACTATTTGTATAAACCTGCTAGTTTAGTATCTAGCACAACAGGCACTTGGCTATCTAACAACGCCAGAAACGCTATGTTGTACGGAGCGTTAGCAGAAGCATATACGTTTATGAAAGGGGAGCCAGACATACAGCAACAGTATGAAGCTAGATTTATGGCTGAAATAGATAGACTCAAGAACAGGGCGGAAGCTAGAGGCAGACGTGACGAGTATCGCTATGATTCACTGCGCTCTCAAGTAACATAATTTGATCGAAGAAAAATTAAAAGGCAAGACAGTAGCAATAGTCGGACTAGGTAGATCTTGGTTTGAATACTGTTTAGCTAAATCACACGGCCACAACTTTGATGAAGTTTGGGCTATCAATGCAGTCAGCAACGTAATCTATCACGACAGAGTTTTTATGCTGGACCCGGCGTCTAGATTCTTAGACACCGATGACGCTGGCGGACAAACTAGCGGCATGACCGAAGTATTGTTAAACCACAAAGGTCCTATCTACACTTGTGAGCTAGACGATCGTTGTCCGGGATTAGTTGAGTATCCTATAAAAGAAGTTGTTTCTACTACAAACTGTCACTACCTAAACAACACTACAGCGTACGCAGTGGCTTTTGCTTTGTATCAACAAGTCGGCACGCTAAAACTCTTTGGCGTAGATTTTTCATACAAGGGAAACATACACTTCGCTGAAGCAGGTAGAGCCTGCACAGAGTTTTGGTTATCTAAATGCAGCGATGCCGGGATGCAGATAGAGGTAGCAAAGACCAGCGGACTGTTAGACGCAGACGTGCCTGACGAAGAAAAACTTTACGGTTACCACAGATTAGCGGATCCACTGGTTCCTGTGCTTGAAGAGACAGGACTAACGGTAAGAAGAAAAAGCGAAGCTGTGCGCAGCATTGTTCAACAAGAGAGCGTCTTAATTGATCGTTACGATTCTCATTTAAAACCACCGGAGCCAAAAAAATGGTAGATAAAATAACACCCGAGGGGATGCCCGCGTTAGGCGTCATCGAAGCAAAAACAACTAACTACGGTGGACATCCACCAGAGTTTTGGGCAGAACGATTAACAGAGAAGTTAGTGGGCACCTCTGAGGACTTAGAGCCACACATCGAAGCGCAAGCAAAAGCGTACGAAGAGGAGATAAAAAAGGTTTGTTTAATTTACATAAAAAATGCTATAAAATCGTACAAAGCCAGTTTGATTCAAGAACTGTTAAAGGGAGGAGAAGAAGAACTAGCTAACATAATAAAAAGGATATAATTATGGCTATAACATCTACGCTGACAACCAGCTTTAAAAAAGAGCTTTTAACGGCAACTCATAATTTTGCAACTAACGGTAACGCTTTTAAACTAGCGCTTTACACGTCTTCAGCAACTTTAGGAGCTACGACAACTGCTTTTACTACTACAGGGCAAGCAAGCGGTACTAATTATACTTCGGGTGGAGCTACTTTAACCAAAGTAACTAATTTCCCAACAAGTTCTGGTACCACAGGTTTTACTGATTTTACAGACCTTACTTTTAATACGGCTACTATTACTGCTAGAGGTTGTATGATCTACAACGACACTAATAGTGATAAATCAGTTGCTACCATAGACTTTGGTGGAGACAAGACATCCACTGCTGGTGATTTTACAATAGTATTTCCTGCTGCCGCTGCGTCTACAGCTATTATTAGAATAGCGTAAGGAGAAAGCAAAGTGGCTTTCGTCCTTAACGACAGGGTAAAGGAAACTACCACTACAACTGGTACAGGCACCATAAATTTAGGCGGTGCGGCTACCGGTTTTGAAACCTTTGTCGTTGGTATAGGTAACAGTAACGTTACCTACTACTGTATCGCAGGCCAAGGTACGGCGGAGTTTGAGGTAGGTATCGGAACAGTTACCGATGCCTCGCCAGACACGCTATCTAGGACAACCATCCTTTCTAGTTCTAACAGCGACAGCGCTGTTGATTTTAGTGCAGGCACAAAAGACGTGTTCTGTACTCTCCCGGCAGGCAGAACAATAAGAGAAGTAGATACAGCTCTTAACGTGCCTACAGGAACAACCGCACAAAGAGCAGGCTCACCCGCTGCTGGTGACTTTCGTTACAACACAACAACAGGTAGGTTTGAGGGCTATCTAGGTTCTGCTTGGGGATCTTTTGGATCGTCAAACTCTTTCTTCACTAACATTTTTGCAGGCGATGGTTCAGATACAACCTTCACGCTTTCTCAAACTATAGATAACGAAAACGATTTATTAGTATTTATAGACGGTGTGTTTCAAGCACAAAACGTCTATTCAGTATCTGGCACGACACTAACTTTTGCAACAGCTCCTGCTAACGGTAGGGTCATAACTGTTTATTCTGTCAAAGCTGGTGTATCAGGATCAAACTATACTTTATCTACGATGACAGGAGATGGCAGCGATACTACGCTGACTCTTAATACTGATCCTGTCAACGAAAACAACGTCCAAGTTTATATAGACGGTGTTTACCAAAACAAAGACACTTTTAGCGTATCAGGCACAACACTTACTTTCTCCGCAGCTCCGCCTAACAACACTAAAGTAGAAGCTATAGTTGCTACACAAACCACAATCAATACAGCTACACAATTATTAGATGCTGATGGCGATACCAAAGTGATGGTCGAAGAAAGTTCTGATGAAGACACTATTAGAATGGATATTGCTGGTACTGAGGTACTAACATTAACTAATAGTGCTATGACACTCAAAGGGACTACACCTACTTTAACAATAGGTGATGCAGGTGCAGAAGATACTAAGATAGTTTTTGATGGTAATGCACAAGATTTTTACATAGGACTAGATGACTCTGCTGACGATTTGCTTATAGGATTAGGTAGTACAGTTGGTACAACACCAGCCATTTCTATAGATGAAAATGTAAACGTAGAGTTAGGTGGAGCATTAACAGTTGACGGTTTTGGAGACTCTACAGGTCATTACATATCTTTAAGAAGTGGCTATTCCCCTGATGAAAGTGGTGGAGTGGGTTTTCAAGCAGGAGATCATTCTGGATCGCACAATGACGGATTAGCTGTTTACGGACATGATGGCATTTCTTTTTACACTTCGCAGTCAGAAAGAGTGCGTATTTTAGCTACATCTGGTCATGTCGGTATTGGCACAACAGCACCAAACGCAGACCTTCATGTTAAATCACCAGATGATTCTACTGCTGCTTATATAAGCGGGGGTACTTATGCTTTTGGCATAGATAGAGGTAGTGCAAGTGGAACAAACACAGCATGGTATCAAGGAACAACAGCTAGTAATAAATGGGTTGTATATGATGGTGCTGGTACAGGTAGGTTTGAGGTTACGCTTTCATCTGCTGGATTTATTTCAGACAGAGATCAAAAAGAAAATATAACTGATTTAAGTTATGGCTTAGATACCGTAAAAAAATTACAACCCAAAAAATTTAAATTCAAAGATGTTGTTGAAATGTTTGAAATTGACGGAGAAAAAAGAACTTTAGAGGGTGATTACAATATAGGATTTATAGCACAAGAAATGGTTGAAGAAGTTCCAGAAATTGTATCTGGTACAGATGGACAAGGCGATATGAAGATTGATTATGCAGCCTTTACTTCTGTTTTAACAAAAGCAATACAAGAACAACAAGTTATAATAGATGACTTAAAAGCTAGAATAACAACCTTAGAGGGCAGCTAATGGCATTAACTAAAGTAGATACAAGTATGGTTGAAAGCTCTGGAGCTTTCGGCAGACGAAACATTTTAATCAATGGTGATTACAGTATTGCGCAAAGAGCAACATCAAGTACAGGTATCGGAGCAAACGCAAGTACTTACTATACTGCTGACAGATGGAAACTAGATATGGGCGGCAACAACTCAGGTAGAGTTACTATGACTGCTGTTGTTGATGATGCTCCTACTGAAAGCAATGTAAGGACAAGTTTAAAATTAGAATGTACAACAGCCGATACTTCAATAGCAGCAGGTGAATACTTCATTTTATTGCAGCAAATAGAAGGTTTTAATTTACAACAATTTAAAAAAGGCACGAGTGGAGCAAAACAATACACTGTAAGTTTTTTTGTCAAAGGCAATGGAAGTGCTACTTATGTGGTAGAACTTTATGATAGTGATAATGGCAGACAAATTTCAAAAACATTCGCAGTTACTTCATCTTGGTCAAAGGTAGAATTAACTTTTCCTGCCGATACTACAGGAGCTTTTGGTAATGATGCTAATGCTAGTTTGAATGTATCTATATGGCTTCATGCAGGTAGTGATTACACAGGGGGAACTCTTAATAGTTCTGCTTGGGCAGCACAGACCGCAGCAAACAGAGCTGCGGGTATTAGTAGTTTTATGTCTAGCACAAGCAATACATTTGCTATTACCGCAGTTCAGTTAGAAGTTGGCGATGTTGCTACAGAGTTTGAACAAAGAAGTTATGGAGAAGAATTATCTCTTTGTCAAAGATATTATTGTGTTGTAGCAAAAATGACAACAACTGATTACAACCAACTACCCATAATGAACTGTTCTTACTATTTATCATCCCGAATTTTTGGTGTTATACATTTGCCTTGTCAACTAAGAGCAGCTCCAAGTTTAGAACAAGCTACAGGAACTAATTATTATAGAGCTTTCCGAAGCGGAGCATCAGACTACTTCGATGGATTTACAGGTATAGAAGGTCATGCTAATCCTATAAGTTTTGCTATTTATGCATCTAGTAATATATCTGGAACAGAGGGTGTTGCAGGTTGGGTAGAAACTTTCAATAATGCTGCGTACGTTGCTTTTGATGCGGAGTTATAATTATGAATGAAATAAATTTTAGTTCAGCAAAATATGTTAATAATTTATCTGGCGAAAAAAATTGCATAAGAGCCACCGTTGCAGGTAGCGATAAAACTTTATTAATACCTTTAATAATAGGCAACAGGCATTATGACGAAATAAAAAGACAAGTTGACGCAGGCACACTAACCATAGAGGCAGCAGACTAATGACAACTAAAGTACCAGTAGAATTATCAAGCACTCCGGGAATAGCAGATAGTAGTAACGCTACTGCTATAACTATTGATAGTAGTGAAAAGGTTGGGATAGGAGCAGCTCCAACTTTAGGAGCACTTCATGTCACAAGTTCACTTACAGATATTGTTACATTTGAAAATACTGATGCAGGAACAACAGGAGCACAATTAATTTTGTACCACAACTCTAGCTCTCCTGCTGATGGCGATAGAGTAGGAGCTTTAAATTTCAAAGGTCAAGATGATGCTGGTAATGATGCTACTTATGCAGGAATAAGATGTTTAGCTACTGATGTGAGTAATACTACAGAAGATGGCACATTAACATTTAGTACAACAAGAGCAGGAACTTTCACGGAGGCTATGCGTATTAATGAGTCAGGCAATGTTGGTATTGGAACTACAAGTCCTACTACTGCACTCCACGCTTATAGTTCAGCAAGTTCTACACCATTTGTCGTTGAATCTACTACCAACACTTATTTAGGTATAAAAAATACTAGCCAAACTGCTTATGTAGGTGCTGTAGGCACAGCTATGATATTTGAAAATAATGGCTCAGAAAGGATGCGTATTGCTTCAAATGGTAATGTTATGGTTGGCACAACATCATCGTCAAACACAACAAGGCTTACT